AACGTCTTTGTTAAACCGGTTGTGTCCGGCTGTGAGAGAGGATATTGGCGTACCAACCCTCAAACATCTGTGCGTTATTACTCCTGCTCACACCTACTCATCAATTCATCGCGGGTTGACTGGACCCGGCTATTTTGCCGAATGCAGGCCCCAGACGCTCTACTTACCGTTTCAAACACTGGCTATCTTCAGCTCGCAAGCCTAAGCTACTTACATGCCACAGCATTTCAATATGCCCTTTCCTGACTATACATCGACTCAAGTAATATGGCTTATACCATTAAATCCAACGGTTGAATTGTTGGTCAGAGTTTGGCATAGGTGCATCTTCTCGGTCATGTTACTCTTCTCCGTTGTTGTTTATTTGATTTTTCTACAATAATATATGGTGTGTGATCTAATCTCTACTGCTAGTTGATCAAACTACATTTGTTCCGGCAGTGTCTGTCTGCCCACTTTCCTCCTCAGATCGGATCTTGGCTTGATTTTCGACCCAAATCTTCCTAGGTAACACCTCATCGGCTGGCAACTCTCCCCTGAGCCACTTACTTTGTATTCTTTGCTGAACCCTCACAGCATTATCAGCGGTTAACACAAGCAGTGGCAACATTAATGACTCTGCGTACGGAGCCAAAGAGAAAGCAACTTCACCAATCCATGTTGATATATCGCCCGCTCCAGCAGCTAAAGCGTCGAGTACCAAACTTTCCCCCGCATCAGCAACAACCTCGAACATGTACATCCACTTATTGGAACTCATTACATATTCAGTGACTGCGCCTCCCAACTTGACTAATTTGTCGATCCAGCCATCGTCGGGGTTGGTTGTGGGTTGAAGTTGGAGATGGGTGGTGTCATCATCTGCGTAGCCTGACTGTTCTAGCCACACAACCCCTGTAAATGGTTCATTAAACGTTAATGCTGTTTGCCCCAATCCGTTGTCCTTTGTCTCAAAATTGACAGAGGTTCCACTGTGCACTGAAGTCGGATCGTCGGACTCAATGGAACCTAACAACTTCTGATAAGTTGCCGGACAGACCAGGGTTTTAGCAGCATCGGGTGTAGACCCATGAAACGCTGGAACCATTAGGGTAATGTCATAACTCACCCAGATCTCCCCATAAGATCTGGCGGTAGTACCAGGGGCATCCGTTAAAGCTATAAAAACAGTCCCCACGTCATAAAGCTTCAAATTCTCGGTGAACCCAGCTCGTACAGCGTGCCTGACAAATAAGTGCGTGTCATAGCTTAGTTCTTTACGATTCAGTGACATAGATGACTTCATCCACACGGCTGACCTCGTTGCCCCCAGACTATTGAGCATATTGCTCTTAGACGTGGGAGCTTCGTCAGCAGGATCGTAGTCGACCTGCATAATCACTGCACCGCTTTCCGTTGTACTAACGAATGGTTCGTAAGAAATCGTCATGCTGTTAACACAATAACGCTCGTACCCGTTGGCTATCTTAGATAACCAGGGGAACATTTCTGTGTCTCCAACATTGATACCAAGTGCCA